GAATATAATTTATTAAAAAAATACAAGCACATATGTAATAATAAAACACCTCAATATAAAATTAGTGATCAATTACGAACTGGATTTATTAAAATATTTAATAATGTTACATCAAAATACAGTTGTAATAATTTTTTATTGAAAATATCGGGAATTTGGGAAACTACCAATGAATATGGAATTACATTTAAATTTTCGGCTATTTAGTAGGGAGTGTTGTGTATGTCGATATAATTATGATGATGATGGTGGTGGTGGTTGTGATAATGATGATGATGCTGATGATAATGATGATGATACTGACGATGATGCTGATGATACTGACGACGATGCTGATGATAATGATGATGAAAGTGATGATGAAAGTGATGATGAAGGTGATGATGATGTTGAAGTGGATGATGTTGTTGTAGTTGTTGATGATGGCTGTGCTTGTGGTATAGGACACGTGATACAATCGACTGGATAATCCACTATTACTATTTTAATTATTCTTATTATATAAAAATTAACTATCGACATTAACACTATTAAAGAATTATATATCGGATTACTAATTTTTCCATTTTTACTAGTATTTATACTGTAATACAACATGGACGTTTGAATTATGGTTAATATAATAAATATTTTACTAAATATACTATAATCATTATTTATATTAGCACTTGTAACAATTGATTTATTTACTGTTATTAAATATAACAAATAGCCCAAATTAAGCACCATTAAAACGAATGGTACTACATATAAAAATAATATTTTAACTAGGCTTTCTTTTTTCTCGCCGGATTTATTGAAATTATATAAAGTATGTAAGGTGTATCCAAATAGAAAACTTGTACCAATGATTAATAATGAATAAGACGCTACCACTGACATATATGAAGTGTTACCTGACATCATAAAAAAAGCTAATAATCCTATTACTGCTCCTGTAAATAATAATACTACACATAGAATTTCATATATTGATTTTACTCCTACCATAGAAGATGTAGAAGTAAACATCCAATACAATAAGAATAAAAATATAAATGTTTTGAAGAACCCCATTGTTTTTATAATTTATGTTATATATATTATCTTATTTTATTATTATATAAAAAATTATATAAAATAATAATATATAGACGCTAATATTTATATTTTTATTATATTGGTATTATAAAATGTCATATAATTTAAATGTTACCCATCCACTCATTGAAAATACACAACAATATACTTATTATAAAAAGTGCTTATCCATTCACTCGGAAGATCGCGATTGTTTGAAATATCCGTCCTCTAGTGAATTTGAAATTACTTTACCTCAGGATTATTTAAATGTTCAATCTGTCAAACTATCGTCATGGTCGTTTCCATATAATATGAATGTATTTTCAGCTTCTCAAAAAAATACAACCATGACATTTAAAATAAATAAACCATATAATCCTGGTGAATTTGGATACTCTGATATTTTACAAAATGCTATATTCGCCGGATTATACAACTATTATAATGATGGTAATCAATTTACTATTATAATCGAAACAGGAAATTATACATCATCTTTATTGGTAAAAGAAGTACAAAATAAAATGAATCATGTCGTAACTGTTTATTTATTGGAGTATTTTTTGGAAAATCATCCAGATTTAATACCAGAATTTGAATTGAAAGGTGGTTATTCTAATTTTATTCTTGCGTATAATAAAGTTGGAGAAAAAATATGGTTTGGTAATACATGCGATGGATTTATATTGACCAATGAAACTGTTACTATTAGTCAGTTTCAGGTCGATGCATGTAATCCTTATAAAAACACCGTTCCTGATTTTTCTGATGCTGGATTACCAGGACGTTTAGGTTTTACACGATGTAATAGTGAATCTAATAAAGTTTTAGATAAAAACGACGTTCGATTCTATTATGGTGATGCTAATAATGTGGGTGATAACGGTTATTGGTTGATTCCAAATCCGACTTTAATTGGAAGCACATGTTATTTTATTGAACCACCTTTTAAAATTAATATTTATCAAAGATTCGCTTTTTACATTGATATTCAATTATTAAATTGTATAGATGAGTTAGCACCATATAATATATCTAATTTTACTATTCATAACAACCAAAACAATGGAATTGTAAATTCCGCATTTGCAAAAATATCATCCCAAAATTTTGCAAATAACAACATTACCAATTATTTTGGTTTTGATAGTATTCCATTTAAATATTTCGATCCTCCTGCTGAAAGAATTCGTAAATTATCTATTAAAATCCGCAATCATGACGGCAGTTTAATCAATTTTAATAATTTACCTTTTACATTTACATTGGAATTTGGTTTAATGGTTAATTCTGCATTAAAAAATTATAAATCATATGTTCCTAGGGCGAATTAGGGGTGATATACACCAAACACTAAACATCTATGTGACAATTCTCTCGGATCCATTTTCTTACATTGTCTTCTGTTTCTTCTTGTATATTCCCTTTGAATCCATTCAATGAAATGAATCGGGGCTTTTTCATTTTTTGTGTTTTATAAAAAATGTAATTTCCATATTTTCCGTCTCGGATGCTTAGAGTTTCTGTTATTTGACGCACTATTTTAGATTGTTGGGTGGATGATTTTTGGTTTTCACTTGTGTCAAACAAAATAGGAACTACTTCTTCCAATGTTATATTGGATATTGGTCTATTACCAAAACATTTGAGTGACTTTTTCATTTCACCACAAACTGCGTAGGTTCCAAATTTGCCTGATTTTATGATTATGTCGTGTTGTTGGTGCTCTTGAAGTGGTTGTGTGGATGCATCTGTCCATTTACCCAGATTATTTTCATTCGGTTTTGAGTTGGGTGTTGCATTGTTATTGGTGGTTACATCTACTAAATCGGTGAGTTTGTATTCACCATTTTTTAATTTTTCTATATCCAATTGTATATCCTTTCTTATAGACAAAAAGGAAATGTTGTCTTTTGGTTTCGGTTTTCTACCTCTCTTTGATTTATCTGGTGCTGGTGCAGTTGTTGGTTCGGAGAGAAGTTCTTGGGTCTGGGGTTGGACGCATTTGATAACAGGACCATTTTTCGCGATTATATAATAATGGTTATCATCTATTTTATATTCGATTTTTGTTGGTTTCATGATTGCTTTGGGTTTTGTGGATTCGGTGGGTTCGGGTAATGGCTCAGCACTAAAATCGACGAGATCAGTTATTAGATCCAAACATTCTTTGCAAACTTCATTGTAGTTTTTCTCCCCTTTTGCTACTTTATCTAGATCATTCTCCATCCTTCCAGTGAAATCATAATCAAAGAGGGAGAGAAAATGGTTCTCCAAAAAATCCAAAACAATCATACCTAACGGTTGAATCACCAGTTTTGATTTTTCATTTCCTATTTCTCTCAAAGTCTCTATCTCGTATATGTCACTGGGTGTGTGAGTTTTATTATCGTATTCTATTTCATAGTCTTTGCATAAAATGGTTTGCCCCTTCACATCTTGCTTGACAGCATATTCTTTTTCTTGAATTTTATCAATCAGCATGGAAAATGTAGAAGGTCGGCCTATTCCTTTCTCTTCTAATAGTTGAATCAATTTTGCCTCTGTATAATGTTGTTTTTGGTTTTTAATGGTTAGTGTTGCTGTAATCTTTTTGTATAAAACGGAGGTGTCAATGGGAAGATGTAACAAATATACGTAATGTTTTTCACTTTGTGATAGCTGTGTTGGAGAGAAACCAGGGTCAGCGATCTTCCATCCTGGAAAAATAAGCTGTTCTGTGTGATATTTATAGTGGTATGTCTGGGTGTTCTGTGTGTTCTGGGTGTTTGTAGTAGCACCGGGCTGAATGTGAATCTTCGCTGTAAAACTATAGTATTCCGCATTCGACATGCAACTTTGTAACGTGTTTCTCCAAATTAATTTATACATCTTTTTCTCTCGGGGAGAGAATTTATCAGAGTCTATCTCTTGCATTTTTATATTGGTGGGTCGGATTGCTTCATGTGCTCCACCTATTGTATCGTTTGGGTTGGGTTTTGTGTTGGATTTTGTTTTGGGTTGTTTTGTTTTTTTTGTTTTTTCTGGTTGGGGTTGGGATGTGTTGTCCTCACCTAATAAATGCATATTGATATTTGGATTTAGGTATTTTTCATCATATTTTTGTAATATATATTCTTTTGCGGTTTCTATAAACTCGCCACTGTATTTGTTACTATCGGTTCTCATATAAGTAATATAACCCGCTTCGTATAGTTTTTGACATATTTTCATTGTTTCTTTGGGTGACACGTGTAATTCATTACTAGATACTTGTTGCAATCTCGATGTTGTAAATGGACCGGGTGGTAGTTTGAATGTTCTCTCTGGGTTTGTGCGAGTATATATGTGATTGTTTGCATTATTGGCTGAATATTCTAAAAAATCCAATACGGGTTCTTCTTGTTGTGGGGTTGTTGGGGGTGCAGTGGGAATATCCTGGTTTAATTCAAACGGAATGCATTGATTTGTGAAATATCCGGTTATTTTGTATATTTTTGTTCCAGGGTTTTTGCGGATCTCCTTTTCATTATCATATAAAAGACGGAGTGCGGGAGTTTGACATCTACCTGCGGAGAGAGCGTTCTTTGAATTATACGCTATATATTTCCATAATAGCGGAGAGATGTGAAATCCGACAAAAAGATCGATCATTTGTCTTGCTTGTTGGGCGTAGACGATATTCATGTTGATAGTGGATGGATTGCGTATGGATTGTTCTATGGCGGATTTGGTTATTTCATGGAAAATAATACGCTTTGTTGAATCGGGGTTTAGTTTGAAAAGCATACAAATATGCCATGCTATGGCTTCACCTTCTCTATCATCATCTGTGGCTAGGATGACTTCTCTCGAATGGGCGATTTCTTTTCTCAAAACTTCAATGTGTTTTTTCTTGATTGCGTTGTCGATGATCGTGAATTGGGGTGTGAATGTTGCATCGGTTATTTGAATATTTTTCAGGGTGTTTAATTCTCTCAAATGGCCGTAACTAGCCATGCACTTGTATCCGGGACCTAAGTATTCTTCGATTTTTTTGCACTTTGCCGGGGATTCCACGATAACGAGAGTTTTTTGTATTGATGCGTATTTATTTGACATGGTTGATCTGTGGTTTATTATAATAGATATTTTCTTGTTTGTAGGAGGAGACCTATTATAATAATTATGGTGTAATTTTTAAGTTGGTATTTATTTGTGTTTTATCTGTGTTTTCTTAATGTTTTGTTTGGTTTTCTTTTGTTTTTTGATTTGGAATGTTTTTTGGATTTGGATTTGCGGTTAGATTTGCGGTTGTAGGATTTGTATTTTTTGGGTTGTTTGCGATTTTTTTTGGTACCGCCTTCACCTACAGACATTTTATTATCAACAAATGTGGATTGTGATTTTTCATTATTAACCAAATTATATAATTTTGTTGCAATACAATAATCAATATTATCTATGATATATTCACTTGTATCATCATCTATTGGTATATTATCATCTATTTTGTCATATAATTGTTGAACTTCAGTATTTATTTTATAATTTAAGCTTCTTAAACAATCAATATCAAAAATATAGTTTAATTTATCATCACTTTCAATTCGGGTTATTAAATCATCAATATAACATAAATCATTATTATGTAAAAAATCTTGATATCTTTTATTCAATATTATGAATTGATCAAGAGGAATGTTGTTTATATAACATTGATTATTATCACTATCATTATTATCTTGATTAATTACATTTGATGATATATTTTTTGGAGAAAAAAAACACATAAATACCATTTTTATTATATGATTCTTTAAATTAATATATTCTTGATCATTAACTATTATTGACATATAGTAAAATATTGTATTCATTTTTTTCGAAAAGGGGAAAAAAGCATTCGCATTAGATAAATTACAACCGACTATAATTTTTTTATCATTCAAATTATCCGTATTATCTTCTTGATTTATAAA